GGGGATTCCCCACGACCTGGAGCCCGAGGAGGTGAACCTGCATTGGCAGGGAGCCGAACCTCAGGCCCCGAATTTGGACGAACCAGGGGATCTTCCATTACCGGAGCTCATGCCGGCCACCAGCAAACCATGTCGGTTGTGCCAATTTCTGTATCCGCATCTCCACGAGTCCCACCTGTTCCACCCAGAACATCAATGGATTCTCAACCCTCTAACCCCGGAGTGGATGCTGCCCAATGCGTGGCTAAGTCCCAACCCGGTGTACGAGAGCGAGATAGTCATCGATCTTCCAACCCGGACCAGTGTGGCTTGGACTCCTTTCCACGATCGGATGCTCCTTTGGGACAGCGCGGCAATTTCGTGCCACAAAAGCCGAAAGAGTCGTCGCCCCAATTGAGGGAGGAAGAAGCGGGTGGGGTTGACGTTGATCTCACTAAATCAGTCACCCCATTTCCTCTTCCCATTCTCTCTGTACCGCCCATAAGTGTGGCTGACGAAGAGCAACTCATTCTTGAAGATGAGAATGTGGACTCCGTCGTTGGACCTTTGTTCGACCGACCGTTGTATGACCAGTACCCCAGTGATCCTGTGAGTGCTGTGCCTGCTCCGATCGCGGTACCATTCGACTTCAAGACCTTCGTCAAAGGTGAGGCACAACCAGGGACTGGTGTGTTTCCCCTTCCAACAGAATCTGCTGAACCTGTGCCAGCCTCCTCTGGGAGTGTAGCACCGCTTCAGTATGCCAACGAAGCGACGTTAGAGTTGCGTCGCAAGGTTGAAGCTCGTCGCGAGGCGGTCTTTGGACCACCTATTCCGCCTCCCGTCGATGGCAACCCCGAAAATCCCTCAATACCTCCCTCTGCTCCTTCTAGGGGTCAGTGGAAATCGTGGGACGACGGTGTTGCGGCGGCCTTGAAGCAATATCAAGATCGCAATCATCATTCCGCTCACGCACAAGCATTCCATTTCATCTCGACCTTTCGATCAATTTACAGTATTGATCTGGATTTGGCGAATTGGCTCCAGGAACCCCCAGTGACTTTTTATGGCATGGTAAATGAAACCAAATTCTCCCACGAACAAACCGCCCGACTGATGCTCTCTTTGTTGTTGGCTGTTGACGCCGAGCCGTCCAATCCTTCCGAGTCACGGAACATTTTCTTGTTCTTTGCTCGGAGTTTTGGGCTGGTCCTCCCTGAAAACGCTCCGCCACCAACCTGGAAGGCTAAAGTTTGGCTTCCATCAGGTGGGAGGCAGAATTTATCACCGTCGTTCAAGGTCTACTCTGCTTCTTTTGAGTCCTGGGTCAGGGTCTGTCGCAAATATGACCCACTTCACCGATCCCGTCGTCCATATTTTCAAGCGCAGATCCAAGCGCTTTATCCTTTCATGGACTTTGGTAGCTCTATTGTTGAGAACCAGATCAAAACTGCCCTCTTGGCGCCAATCAGAGTTGTTAAGAATTGTTACTCCATTGTTCGCAATGGATTCACCACTTCGATCAAAATGGCTCGATTGTCGTCCAAGGTCGCCAAGATCGTCGCCCGTCCCAAGGCCGCAACCGATAACGCACTTAGAGTGGTATCGGCGGCGGCGACGCAGACATGTAACTCTGTTACGGATGCTTACAATAATTTGGGTTGGATTGACTATTGCGCTATGGGCTTACCATGGTTAGTCATGTTCATGTTCGTTTTCAAAGACAGACTGGGTGTGACTGGCACAATGGGTCCAGTTTGGCGCTTCATTCCCTCCCTCGCGTTCTTCGGATTCATGTTCACTATTTATAGGTGGTATGAAAATCAGAAATCTGTTCACTTTAGCTCCAACGCCATGTACAACAAATTGTTGGGTAAGCTATCTAGTGGGTTCGCTTTTGTCCCAGATGCAACTACTTCCACCTCCCCTCCTCTTTATGCTCAAAATTCCCTTTTGGGCATGGACGAGGAAATTTCTTGGGAATCTACCAAGACAGGTGAAAAAGGGCACATCTTTCAGCGAACTACCTCTGGTGCTTATGATGCAAAGTTCATTCGGCGGACAATATGGTGGGACTGGGAAATTACCCATACAGTGTATGTTTGGAACAACGCTATGGCTGGTCTCGGTTTCAATGCTCTTGTTGATCCCGTCGATGACTTAACGATCTCGATGCACCCCGTTCTTTATTTTATAATGTTGACGTGCCGTTTAGGCTGGGCTAGATTCAAGGTTACTGGTATTCTCATTGCCGCTTTTTGGGCCGTGTCCATTGTTCCCCTTTACTTCATGTGGAAATTCCCAAAAGAGACTCAGAGGTTTTGTCTCACACTCTTTGAGGTTTTCACAACTCCTAGTAAGTGGCCAAAGCTACTCCAAGGTACCATTCGGAGAAATCGACTTCAGTTTGAAAAAGCTGGGTTGTATATGAAGAAGGTGCTTGGTAGGAAGTTTTACCGCTTTGAAGGAAAGGAGCATAAGATGGCGTGGTTCGAGAGCTGGACTAAAACCCTTCTGGCTGATGCACAGAAGGGACCCGTTCCTATTGCACAACTTCTCCTGACTATCGCTCATAATTATGATCGTGTCGACGACACAACTTATGGGCAAGTCAATTCACTTCGTAAGATCTTTGCCGACCTTGGTTCGGACCTCACTTTCATTCAAGTTGAGCTTGATGAAAAAGGAGAGCCGATGTTGTCCTTGAGGGATGACAAGTGGGAAGCTCTAGACTGTGGACCTATTGAAAGTGACGACTCTGACTCCGACGACGATGGTTTTGAGGCCCGTAAAGCCCGTCATAAATCATTGAAGAAAGGGAAAGGGAAGAATTACTACAAGAAGCGTGCCAAGTCGTTTAAGTGGCTCCCACCCAACAAGATTCGTGGTAAAGCCCCGAGGAATGTGCATGAAATGTATATGCTCATTGACAACCAGAAAGTCGAGGATAATCCTAATGACCCCTTCTTTGACTTCGTTGACCTTTTGAAATCTAATGGAATTCACTCCGATGTGGCAGAACAGTGTGCCGTCCGTTGGGACGATAAAGAAAAGTCCTGGCACATTTATGACCGTTGGGGTAATGACATTGCTGATAGGGTTGATGATGAAACGGGAGAAGGTTATGATGAACGAACCGATGATTATGGTAAGGAGTACGATCAGGATGATGAGGATAGCAAAATAGAGAGAATCAGGCGTAGGCCACCTCGCCACCGTCGCAGTCCGTCAGATGAATTCGAGTCCCGTGGTTTGTCTCAAACCAAGGGCGTTGCAAGGGCGCTCACGAAAACTCTGGAGCGATTTGAGTCTCGCAATGATCATTCTCTGTCTTCCTCTCTCTCGTCCCGTTTCACTGCTGCAGAGCAAGGCGTCTGTGAGTTAGTGCCCGGCCAAGATCCCGTCAATGTTTTCTATCTTCGGCAAGCTCAGCGTGTAGCTGGTGACAATGTCGTCACAGTCGAAACGCCTGTTCCGATGTCTGTTTTTGGAGACAATACCAATCATTTGATTGGGCCGATGGATTCTGATTTTGTGCGCGAGCCGCTTCCCCCGCCTGGTGAAATTTCTACTCCTGGCTATGTCATTCACAAGCCCGTTGATGAGCAACTTCCCCCACCGTTTAAGCCCGAATCCAGGATGTTCAAGGTTCTGGAAGCTGAGATGGGGATGCCTCACGTCTCTGGGAAAACACCGGAGCAGCGTGAGAAGAAGGAAAAGAAGAAGAAAGAAGTCAAGTTCGAAGCTGCCACCCCGAATCCTAGTGTGGCTAAACAGACTACCGAAGCGATCCGTTCGAGGCTTTGGGAAGTGGTTGACATTGTAGAAAATGTCACTTCCGATGCTGGTTTTGCTCCCCGTTATGTTAGTGGTTTCCTCCTTCCCCGGCACATGGTGATGGATGGGAAAAACACAGTTCGTAAGAGCCGCTACATACGGAGCGCGGACCACAAAGTAATGTTCCACCTCCCCGACCTCAAGTGGACGACCACTCCTGTGATCGGCAACATGTCTGAACCACTATGCTATGGCATTCCTCCACTTTCGAATATTGGACCATCGATTAAATTCGCCAATATCCCAAATAAGTTGGAAAGGATGGTACTCATCACCCAGAACAAGGTTTCCACTGGGGCCTATCGTGACCATGGGAAGTATTGCTCATATGATGCTTCTACTGATATTGGAGATTGCGGTGGTGTCGTTCTCGCTTGGAATAACAACGCTTGGACACCTGTCGCCATCCACAACAAGACCAATGAAGAACCAATCAATGGTGAGCTAGTCAACTCTGGTTTGCATGTTTCTTGCCACGAAGACCTTTTTCGGAAGCCGTCTGGCCCCCTCAGCGTGCCTATCTCTGGTCCCGAAAAGACTGGAAAAGAGGTGCCCAGACGGTCAGACTCTGGTGCGCAAAAGCCCACTCAGGCTGGAACCTCCCGGCCGACGGGTCCCGACAATCCAGGGGCCCCAGCATCGAAGTAGACCTCCCTTTTCCTTGCCCCTACGGCAGATCTCGCTCTAACGTAATCGCTGCCGAGAAAGGGATGCTTAAATATGATTACGTTCCGTTGCCAATCGATAACAATGTCGATAACCGTGTTGCCAGTTCTTTGAAGAAATTTTTCGTTGACATGGCCGGTTCCATTCCAGTGGCTGGGTGGCAACCAGTGTTCGATAAGGTCAAACCAAAATCCTCATCGGGTTTGTCGGACTCCAAAGACAAGCAGGACCATTTGCGAAAGCACTTGCGTGATGTCTTGGCCTATTGGAATACGGCACATCTGAATAATTACCGGTGTCTTTGGAAGTGTGTGCCTAAGGAAGAGATCCTCCCGAATGAAAAGCTCGACAATAATGATTTGCGGGTCTTTCTCATCCCTCCAGCGGATCAGTATTTCTCACACGCTAGGATTGCCCATAATTTTGACGAATATATATTGGACACATTTAGCGAAGGAAAACGACCTTTTGGGTATGGGGTTTCGATCCATACGATGAGATCCCATCTCAGGCCTTTGCTCCATTTTAAATATGTGGGGTATTCCGACGCTCGCCGTTATGATGCCACAGTGGGTCATAATGAATTTGTGGTGGATATTGTAGATATCCGCCGCTTCTGTCACGACTCAGATTCGATGCCATTGGTTGAGTTTGAGCTTCGTTTAAGGTATTACATGGACGAATGTTCTGTGACCTATGTTCTTACACCAAGCGGAGAAATATACGAGAAGGTTGGTGGTGCCCCTTCCGGTAAAAAATCCACTACTATGGATAACTCTATCATTCATTTGAAGAGATGGATCCAGGTTATGTGGTTTCGGGTTGGTCGCTGCCTTTTCGAGTTGATCCAGCAAGGTGACATATGGTTGAGTATCTTTGGGGATGATGTCGTTTTTGGCCTCTCTGAAGCTTTATACTTGTCTCTGGGATGGGCGGATTACACCGTCTATCAGCGTGACTTTTTGCGCACCGGGATGATAGTGAAGCCAGAAATGTACATTGGGACCAACATCCATGAACTGATTTATTTAGGGATGCGTCTCGGCAAAGATGACGAAGGCGTCACATTGCAGTTCCCGCCGCAGAAACTCTTAGCGGCAATCCTATCACCCAAGAGGTTTTTCACGACTATGGATAATGTCCAGTTGTTGAATTCTTTGTCGCTCCTTTGTCCTTTTGACAGAGAAATGTATAACTTCTTAGCCAACATCATCGTTGAGCTCGGTCACAAGCCACAGTACACTTATGATGGCGTCCGTTTTATGTGGACCGGGTTCGAGGCGGGTGTGGATTTAAGATCTCTTCGATCTAATTCGTCCGTTATCGACTTGTCAAATCCTGCAACTTTTGGTGAATTCCTCAATGTCCTCTGCTCCCAAGAAAACATCTCGCAAGAGCGCGCCTAAGGCGGCTCCCCCTCGTTCTCTTCGATCTAATGTTCCTCGAAAGGAACCATCCATGACTGTCGGTCAAGTGCAGCAGCTCCTTTCTGTTGTCGCGAGGGCCCCTCCATCTGCTCCGACACCAACCGCTAAGGTGGTGGTGTCCTCAGTGTCTGACATTGAGAAGAAGAGGAGGGCTACTCAAGCAGCGAAAGACAAAGCTGAGACCCGGCACAAATTGACTGAGCGTGGTAATGTGATTCTCGCTCGTGCGAACAACAATTTGTGGAAATCCAACACAATTAACACCTGGCGAGGTGTGTCTTCAGCTAAAATGAAGTCCATACAAAAAGCTCACAACGCGAAGTTGACTCCAGAGATGAAACGGATGTCAAACTTCCTCCTTTCCAATGCGAAGGAAGATCCCTTGATGACGGCGTTTGCAATGCAATACGCGAATCCCTTTGCCCATTATGGTGTGCGTTATCTTGGTCCCACTGAAAATTCAGTTGGTGTCTATACCATGTTTCGCACGGTGGACATCCCCATCAACACCACCAATGGGCGATTTGCAGCCTGTTTGCAACCAAAGATTGGAAATGCGGGTACTCTTTCTGAGTGGCAGTTACTTCTTGTTGACAGTGCGGCGACAGCCTGGGATGATGGTGACTGGACGGCGGAAGCCAACTATGTCATTAATTCATCCGCGGGTGATTTGAGGATTGATCCCAATTACCCGTCTATCGCCACGACCCAAACTGTCATGCGCTCCTACGTTCAAACTGCGTTGGGAGTTGCCATTACCGCGGTTACGTCTGCTCAATATCAATTTCCTGATGATGACAATGACTTTAATGTCACCGCAACTGCTAATGCGGACGGAGTGACCTTCTCCTTCCCGGTTGGCTTGCCTAGGATGGTTCGTTTCTGGTTAAATTACGGAACCGCCCAAGCCGCGAACACCGCCATCACCCCTACCACCACCGTCACTGGTGGCGTGACTGTTGATACCACAATCTTGAATCAGAGGTTGGGTACAACCACTGCGGGAGCAGTCCAGACCTATGCCCAGTATGAAGCCGATCTTAATTTGGATGGCTCTCCTGGCACGATCCGACTTGCCTTCTCCGGTGGCACAGCAGCCACCACCGTTCTCTCCTCGGTTACGGCTGAAATAAGGCCGGCCAACACCAGTTCCCTCGACTACGGATCTTTTTCGTCCGTTCAGCCCGTTGCTGCGGGCATCTGGGCCGAGTGGGTTGGACCCCTCATCGAGAATGCGGGTAATATTACCTCTGCTCTTGGACCCGTCAACTCAGTGTCCCAACATTGGTTGACGACAGGTTCAACAGCGGGGCAATTTCGCCCCCAGTATTGGGAGGAGTACACTCAACTCCAGCCTGGAAACAATTCAAAGGTCTATCCTGACGGGAGAATTGATGAAGGAGCCGTTGCTATGTGGCGGCCACAAAGACCAGAGGACCAGGAACTTTTTAGACCTACGGTCCATAATTCTACGACGTACGGCCCCATGTATATTGCGGGTCAGTATAACACGTCCACCGGGACAATACCGAGTGGAGCGATTGTTCGTCTCTTCATTACGATCACTTATCAGTATGAAACATCCAATCGACTTCTTAACGTCTGTTCAAACCCAATCGTTTACGCAAATTCGGTCCCTGCGGCGGAAAACCTACTGCATGCAGTGGGGGTACCTATTGCCGGGGCCAATGGCTTCCACGAGTGGTGGGCTCAGATGATCAAGGATGTCGGAGGGTTTTTCTCTGACCTTGGAGGGATGGTTGGAATTATCTGGCAAAATTTCATAGGGAATCTTCGCCCCAAGATTGGTTACAAAGATGGACCATTCAAAATTGAGCTATAATTCACTCACTTAACAACCAGCAGAATCGAATCTTACTTTAAATAGTTGGGTGTAGACGATATGCGAATATGTGGTTTTTCATTCATGCGCTTCTTATCTTCAATGATTGGGAGTGGTCTCTGGGTGTTGACTTTCCACATAACACAGGGTGGTTCCTGTGGGGACTCCTCCGGCTCGTCCGGAACAACCGTTGCGAGGTTTTGGAGATATTATCCTTTTTACTCGTCAAGGGTTGGGGCTTCGTAATAGAAAGATTTTGGTGATTCTTCAGATTGACCATTGTGATCGCTTTCTAGTGCGTCTTTACAATGATTACAGTTAACGTCTTATCGTTTGCTGTCTTCATTGGAAGTTGCATTGGATCTCGATCCCTCATGACATTTGGAGCGTCCCTTCTCACCTTTCGACTTAAGTTC